TTAAATTTAGCACGTAATTGAGGATCAGCTTTATTTCCAAATACTAATTTAATATTTGCTGGTCTCATTACTACAGTATCTGAAATCATTTTCCTTTCTAATATATTTCTATATGCATTTCTTAATTCAAATGAAGTTGGTGGTACAGGTTTTGCAGTTAATCCAGATAACCATGATTGTAAATTTGTATAATATCCACGTGTTAAAATATAAAAGTCAATAATATTTGTTGGTGATGGATCTAATAATCTATCATCTGCCAAATAATGATACCAACAAAAATTCAATTCTGAAATTCCTTTAACACGTTTATACATTCCATCATTTGTAATGTCGTTTACATAAGACAAATTGATAACACTAATTGAAGGTGTGTTTATACGAATCCATGTGTTTCCTTGACGTTTAAAATATATCCAGTTTGACGATTGCAATACTGTGTTTGATATCCCATTGTCGATTTGATTTAACGTCACAGAAGACGTTTCTGTGCTTCCATCAAATTTTGATAATTGACCAACTACATTATAAACAATATCTTTTCCTAATATTTCATTATTAATCAAATTTGACTTAAGCAATTTCAATTGATCTCTAACTCGTAAACCAGTTTCAGGATCAATTAAGTTGCTTGTTCCATCATACCAAAATCTAGTAGTTGGACTATGAGCTACTAAATTTGTGCCACGAGTTAAAATTTTCCAATGTGATAAATTACCCATTTCATCATCAGCGCGTTCAACTATCATTAACCATTCATTGCTTACATCCAATAATGAATCTAATGGTTCAGATTGTATTGTTATTGATCCATTAATATTTGTTTGTGATATTGATAATGGATTTAAATTTATAACAAATACATCACCAGGCACAAAATAGGTTCCTTGAACTTTGAATGATAATGGACCATTATCATATATTTCATTTATATTACCTTCACCATATCGCCCATTGTTATAGCCATCAACAGTAAATGTAGACGTAGTATTAAATGTAATAGTAAGTACATCATTATTATTTGAAATAATATCAGCATTTGTTAAATTGGCTTGATTTGAAATTCCACCAACTAATACAACTGGTGATGTAAAATTAGTAAATGGATTTAACCCAATAGCAAATCGTTTTAATTTAGTAGATGATTCTTGAATTCCTGAAACACCATTTGGAATATCTACTAATTGATAACCATTAGCCGTTTTAACAACTAAAGGAATATAAGCATCATATACATGATTATCAGCATCATTAACAATACCATATGTTTTTTTAGGAGATGTATTAACTGTTAAATCTGGTCCTAAACTGATAATTGTTTCTGGTTCTCCATACCAATGTCTATCAATATAACCTTGTAATAATGTTTTTTCAAGAGCAAAATCAGAACGTTCAAAAAACACATTTCTTGGTGTATAAACTATTTTTTCAATAGTTGATTGTTTATTTGCTAAAATTCTTATTTGATTGATAATATCAGGCTTTGATAATAATGGTTCAAGCACTACATCAATTAAACGTCTTGATGAAGTGTTATATGTCATAGATTCAACATTACTATCATAATATAATGCTAAGTCATCTCCAAAAATCTTCACATTTTGTGTATCTGTAGTAAAACCTTTTAATTTTCCTTGTCCTGCAAATGTACGATTAACTGATTTCAATTTCAAAATTGAAGAATCTTTTAACGGATAACTATTATAATCTTGTCCATTCACCATTCTGTCTTGTGTATAAAACACACTTGGTGCAACTGTTCTTATATGTTCAATATTTTCTGATGTAGATGCATTTTGTAATGTTGAAACTAAACTAATTACAATAGAACATGTTTCTCTTCTGCCAGCTTTTGAAATATAAGCAAATGTAATAGTTTTATCTGTTAAATCTTGTTTAGTTAATGATATATCTTCCCCATAACTAGTACGAGCCCATATATCAAAATAACCTTGTGGAATTTCTGAAAAATCACCAGCACCAAAAATTAATCGTATTGCATCATTTTCAAGTGTTTCAATTTCATATTTTTTACGGTTTTTTGAAGTATTGAATACTAAATTTTCACCACCAATATTATCAATTGATTCCCATTCTGAAATTAATTCTCCACTTGCCGATACTTCATGTAACCAAACGTCTGTATCATTAATGCTCTGTAAATCAATATCAATAATTCTGTCTGGAATATTACCTTCAAATGTATAAGGAAGTTTGTTTAATGTACCTTGTTTCATGTACATTAAAAAACCAGTCATTCCAGATGAATCGCCATATCCATCATCATTATTAAGAATAGAGAATTGTTTTAAAACATTTGGAGAACGTTCAAATACACCAGTTTTATCAACATCACATGGTACTAATTCAAATGGTAAATTTGTTCCATTTGCATTTACTTTCATTTGTAAAACACCATTAACAAATGAAGTTCCTTGTGTATCTGATTCTAATACATTATTAATTTCATATAATTTGAAAAAATTATCATCAACTTGTAATTGTTTTAATGGGATGCTTAAATCAGTAGTTACTAAACGATTCATTACAAGATAAAATTGTTCTTTCCATAATGGATTTAATACATCATACCATTTGATTTGTCTATTTGCTAATGTATTACCTTGTGAATCTCTAATATCTTCTGAACAACTAACGCTGACAATTTTTACAAACCCACGTAATGGCAAATTACGACTTGTTTTATATCCAATTAATTTTGCTAATCTTAAAATGCTTTGTTTGCGCTGTGCAGAACTTATAAGATTTTCATGTGTAGCCATATCAACACGATATGCTAATTGTTCTGCAATATATGCAAACGCGCTAATAATAGCAATTAATTGACTTGAATCAGTGTAATCATTAAAATTTTCAGGATATTTTAATTTAATGTAATCTATTAATGATTGCTTTACACTTGCAAAATCATATGCTACAAAATTAATTTCACCAAATGCATTATAAACTTTGTCCCAAGATTCAGCGGAATACAACATTTTATTAGACATTTTAACGCCTTTACATATTAATTTATTTTAACTGTTGATATTTAATTTTTCAGATAATTTACAAAAAATCATTGATTTAAAATTACATTTCATTTTGTATGTAAAAAGGACACATTATCCATGGACATTTATAATATTGAATCATTGAAAGAAGTTGCTACTAAAGGTAAAAATGTAATTGCAGTGCCTTTGCCAGCAAATACTATTGAACAATTGGTAACTTTCACTGCAGTGCTTGAAAAAAATGAAGTGAATGTAAGCTTTGAAGGTGAAGATGATTTAGTTAAACAAGCATCTAAAATTGACAAAGATAAATTTAATTCTATTGTTAATAAAATTTATACATCATTAGTAGCCACCGTCGCAATTGCAAATAATGGTTCGGTTTTTGAAGGTAGATTGGAATTAGGTGGTGTTTTTAATGGAGAGAAATATTATATTATTTCCCTTGAATTAATCATTGACAATAATATTATTTCGTTTAATCAAAAATTAAATGAAATGATTAATGTGTCTTTATCTAAAGACGAATTAAATGAATTGAATCTTGAATTAATTGATGATACATTGATCATGGTTGAAAATGTCGATGATATGTTCACGGAAGATACAGCTCATGATTTAGCAAATATGGTTTTTTATGCTTCCAAAAAGGCAAAATTCAATAGTAATATTGTGATGCTACATTGTGAAGATGTTTTATCTATTGCAATTAAAGCATAATCAAAAGCGATTGACAAAACTAGACGTTTGATGTATAATTGTCTTATCAAAATAAAACAAAGGTTATCATTGATAACCTTTTTCATTAATTTCTTAAAATTTATAACATGAATACAACAATCTTTGAAAAAACTGCTAAAGTTAATATGAAAGTATTGTGTGAAAAACGTCAAATTGTACCTTTGTCATTTGAATGTCAAATTTTAAAACTTGAAGATGATGTAATTGGACAAGCAATTACTAGAACATTTAAAAACAATATTCAAAGAATTATTCAATTAAATTCAGTTCATCTTGAAAAATATAAAAAATTGATTTTGTTAGAAATTATTCCACATGAAGTATGTCATTTAGTTCAACATCAATTAGAAAATCAACGTGGTTTTAATCATCATTCACATGGTAAAATCTGGCACATGCTTATGCGTGAATTAGGATTTACATCTCCAAGAATTACGATTGATTTAGAAAGAATTAAATGCTAGTTGTTAAATTAAATCCAAATAACAATTGGTGTCCGCAGTATCAAGATATTTGTCAAAAAGATAAATGTATGTTTTATGTACATGTAACTCAACAAAAATTAACTACTCCTGATTTGAAATGGACAGGTATGTGTTCATTGTTATTACAGAACATTAAAAATTTACAATGGATTGAACAAGACGTTGTATAATATGTTTATGCGTTTGGGCATTTTCCCAATCATACAATAGGAACTTTATTATTATGAATACGGCATTCCGCTATTTCCGTCCGTCGATTGCAAAACCGCATAATCAACATTCTTTGAAAGTTGTGGCAAGTAACATGGGTGGTATTACTGCATATGTTGAATTTTCTGATGATATGCAAACAATGAAAGTTGCTTTTGCTGTTTGTCGAATTGATGAAAATTTTGATAAATCAATTGGTCGAAGTCAAGCAAAATCCAATATGGAATCTGGTGATTTTGTTGTTATGCCATCTAACAATCCACAAGTTAAACGTCGTTTGGTTGATCATATTTTCAGTTATTTGAAAAATAACTATTATACGATTACTACAAAAGAACAACGTGCTAATACAATTGGTACAGTTCGTAAAATGATTGATGTTTATGTTGAAAATGTTGATTGTTCGCGTTTTGGCATGCATGAATCAACGATTAAAAATCTTTTGACTACGATGCTTGATCCAAATTACATTGCGATGGACGCAATTGAAGATGATAAATCTGATTGTAATTGTGGATCATGTGAATGTACTGCATAATGTAACATTGTAATAAAAATGGGAACCAGTTGGTTCCCATTTTATTTTACTTAAGTTCTACTGAATCAATATCAAGTGATAAACCGTTACGGCCTTGTTTTAAATAAACTTTGATATAAGTTGGAACTTTTTTACCTGAATTTAATGCATCTCTAACTTCATTACGATTTGCTTTATATTCAATATAAACTGTTCCACCGTTTTGAAGTTTAGTTAAATCAATTGAAGATGCATATTTTACATATGTTAAACCTTCATATTCAAATTCAGTAAGAGCACCATTACGTTTTAATAATGTTGTTAATTCTTCAATTTTAGATCTTTTTAATTTTGAACGTAATTCAGCAGTTAATGATTTAACATATGTTTCATAACCACGTTGTCCTGGAAGTGGAATTACACCAGCTTGTGCTTCTTTACGAGAAATACCTTTTTGTGCTCGTTCTTCATCTGCAGTAACTAACATACCAGTCAGTTCAATATCATTATCAGAACAATATCTAACAAGGTCCTTTAATGAAACACGAACATCATGCGCAGTCATTGTTACTGGTTTTGATTGATTATTAAACTGTTCAATTACGGATTTTGAAGATTCGTTTTCAATACCATCCATAATATCTGATGGAATAATACCAATAATATTCAATTTACCTTTTTTGTCCATTTTAGACATTGAAGCCATTGAAAAAGCTTGTTTACCATTTAATGAAATGACTAAACCGATAGCACTATCATTGCTATCAAATTTATCCCAAAAATAATTAATCGTTTTTGCACCCCGACGGCTTTGTGCTGGGATTTCAATAATTTCTGAACCACGTCCAATTACTGCTAAATCAGAATCAGATTTTGATGTACCTACATGGAATACTTTAAGCAATTTTTTATTAATTTTATTCAAGTTACCATAATCTTCAAACAAATCAAATGCTAAATCTGATGTAAATGTTGGTTCAAATAAACAATCAGTATTACCACCAAGAAAGTCTAATACACGCATGTTTTTATTTCCTATTTTGTTTTTTAAAAAAAATTATAATACATATTTACATATTCTTTTTACTAAGGTTCAAAAATGATTTCACCACTTATAATCCAATCAGAAGGTCAATCTTTAAATCCTGTAGTAACGATTGAAGATAACAAACTATGTATCACATGGACAATTCCAAAAAATCCTATTGCATATGATGGTGCAATTGTCTTGGTTTCACCACAAGAATTAAACCCTTCAAATTATCCTACAAACGGTGTAAAATATAATGCTTCAAATGATTTAACACAACCAGCTGATATGATTGGCAATGCTCAAGTTGTAGCTGCGTTATATCATGATAAATTAACAAACAGTATTGAAGTAACAAATATTGATCCTGATGCTACTTATTATGTATCTGTTCATCTTGCAACTAATACATTTCAATATTATACTCAAGGTGATGTAAGCTATTCGTATTCAATGGATTCTATTGCATATGCTGGGAATCCAAAAACAATTTCAAATTCACCACCAAATAATCCTTATATTGGGCAAGTTTATTATAATTTAGCACAAAATTTAATATTTGTTTGGGATGGTACAAAATGGGGTATGTCAACTAGTCATACTGTAAAAAGTGGTGAAATTGAACCACCTGCTAATATAGATCCAATGATGTATCCTGTAATTGGTGATTATTTTTATAACACTCGTTTATTAATACTGAAAATATGGAATGGTGTTTCATGGATTGACGCAGAAACAGTTAAAGGAACACCAGCATATTCTAATATTGGTTCTGGAACAACTGGTGAAAGTGGCGCAAGAGAAAATATTAAATCAATTTTAAAACACCTACTTGGTTATCCAGTAATATGTGTTGAATTACAAGATATTCATTTTGAAATTGCATTGAACAGTGCATTACTAGAATTACGTAGAAGAGTTGATTCTGCGTATAGAAAACAATATATTATTATGACAATGCATCGCAATCAATCAATTTATTATTTGAATGATGTTACATTACAAACAAATAAAATTGTAGATGTTCTTAAAATTCATCGTATAAATTTATTAGGGCTTTCAACATATGGACCAGATAATATTTTTGCACAACAATTCTTGAATCACTTTTATGCACCTGGTGTTGGATTTGACTTAGTTAGTATACATTTAATACATTCATTAAGTGAAACATATAACATGTTGTTTGCTGGTGATATAGCATTTAATTGGTATGAAGCAAGTCGTGAATTACATGTTTATAGAAAAACACCAGATATTGAAAAAGTTTTATTAGAATGTTCAATGGAAAAACCTGAACAAGAATTATTAACTGATAGATGGACACATCAATGGATTCAACAATGGGCTGAAGCTGAATGTATGTTTATGTTAGCTCAGATTCGTGGTAAATTTAGCAGTTTGCCAGGACCAGGCGGTGGATTGTCATTAAATGCAGATTCATTAATGACTGAAGGGCAACGATTACAAGATGATTGTTTACGTCAAATTAAAGATTTAGAAGTTGGTCAAAACGGTCCAGATAATTTCCATTCACCATTTATCATGGGATAAAATAAAAGCCAGTCAATTGACTGGCTTTTTATTTTCAACGTCTATGTAACATTTTTCGCACTTTTAATTGTTTTTGCATGGAAC